AGAACTATATCTACACTCTAACCTGTGAACTCTTCCGTTATGAAGATGAGGTTATTGATACAAATATTGATCAGATTGACACTGAGATCGAAGAAATTGGTCATATTAGAACACTGACTATGATTGGTGTTGGATCATCAGCACTGGGCATTTCTTCATACTGTTCCTCTGGATCTCTATCACCCGTCTATATCAGTAATATGGGTAAGAAGTATTCCAAGAGACCTAAGGTTGGATTTACTTCTGCACCAGATGGTGGTGTTACTGCTATTGGTATTGCATCTATTACTAATGAGTTTGTGAATTGTAATGGATTATATGGTGGTAAGGTTGCGACAATCTGGTTGTCAAATGCTGGTTGTGGATACACAATCGCACCAATGGTTACCATCCAAACAGAGAAAGGTGATGATGGTGTTGGTGCAGCTGCGACTGTTGGTATTATCACAACAGGATCTGTAATGTCCATTGCTGTAACAGATGGAGGTGGTGGATATCAAAAGGCACCAGATATTTGGTTTGATATGCCATCTAGTGGTATTGCAAGTGCTACTGGTATTACCACAATCAACCAGGCTGGTATTGTAACTGCGGCCTATCTCACCTATGCAGGTGCAGGATATACAGTAGCTCCTAATGTATACATCTCTGGTCCTCAAGGTATTGGAACAGATGTTGGCATTGGAACTTACATCTTCAATGAAATTATTGTTGGTTCTTCCTCCTCTACAACGGCGAGAGTCAAGGAGTGGGATGTATCCACCAGCCTACTCGAAGTGTCTATTGTTACCGGTGACTTTACCCCTGGAGAAATCATTGTGGGTCAAGAATCTGGAGCTAGATATCTACTCAGTGATGAAGAAGAATATGATTTGGTAACACCATTTGCTGAGAATGATACTATTGAATTAAAAGCTAAAGATATTATTGATTTTAGTCAACAGAATCCATTTGGTATGCCTTAACTAAATAAGGGTATAGGGATGTAAAGTACAATGTTTGAATACTTTTACAATGAGGTTTTCCGATCCGTAATTATTGCGTTCGGTTCTCTATTCAATGACATCGAAGTTCATCACAAGAATGATCAAGATGAAAACTGGAGTGTGATCAAAGTGCCTTTGGCATATGGTCCCACTCAGAAGTTTCTTGCGCGTATGGAACAAGAAGCTGATCTGAATAGGCCAACTCAACTGACTCTTCCTCGTATGTCATTTGAGTTCACCAATCTGTCATATGACCCAGAAAGGAAGACGACAAAGACTCAATCATTCATCACTGCAACACCCGATGGACAAGAGACAAAGAGAGTATATTCTCCTGTCCCATATAATATGACTATTGTCCTTTCAGTTTATGGAAAACTGAATGATGACATGTTACAAATTACTGAACAAATTCTCCCATACTTTGCACCATCCTATAATTTGGGTGTCAAATTCCTTGGTAATCTAAATGAGGTCAAGGATGTTCCAGTTGTTTTGGATGACATCTCAATGGAAGATGATTATGAGGGAAACTTTGAAACTAGAAGAGCTCTAGTCTATACCTTTACATTCACAGCTAAGACATACCTCTACGGTCCTATCACAGATATCTCTGGAGATATCATCAAGAAGGTCACTGTTGGTTATCTTGCACAATCAACAGATGGTCAGGTTCTCACAAGAGATATCACCTATCAGGTTACACCAAGAGCTACCAAAGATTATGATGGTAGTCTTGCCACTAATCTGGCACAAAATGTTACACTTGGAGACAAAATTATTACTGTCAACGATGTCAGTGGTCTCACAGAGAAAACATATGTGTATATCGATCAAGAAGAGATGTACATTGAGAAAATCAATTCAACTGATAAAACTCTCCGTGTAAGAAGAGGTCAAGACAACACCAAAGCACAAACACATGTTGGGGGTAGTGATGTTTATACCATTACTGAATCCGACAATAAACTCATTGAGTTTGGTGATGACTTTGGTTTCAATGGTAATATCTTCTGAGGTAACACATGAGTAAGTATGATAAACTAGATGAAACCTTCAATGTTGAACCGACTGAAGTTGAGATTGAAAAGATAGAGAAAGTAGAACAAAAGGTAGAAACTATAAAATCACAATCGGAGGACATCAAGAAGGATTACGAATATACAAGAGGTAATCTCTATTCGATTATTGAAAAGGGACAGGAAGCCATCGATGGTATTCTTGAATTGGCACAGGAGAGTGAGATGCCTCGTGCGTATGAAGTTGCAGGTCAGTTAATTAAGAATGTGGCAGATGCCACTGATAAACTCCTCACACTCCAACAAAAGTTAAAGGATGTCAATGAGGATAAAGAGACCAAGGGTCCAACTACTGTCAATAACGCTTTGTTTGTTGGTTCGACAGCAGAATTACAAAAATTATTGAAACAACAAAGTCAAGATAAATAGTTAAAAATAATATAAGAAATGGCTGTGACTCCTACTGTCAATATTGTAATTGCACAAGGTGCCGATTTCAGTGAAATCTTCACTTCTACTGAAACGGATGGGAGTGCATCTAATTTGACTGGATACACTGGTCAATCTAAAATTAAAAAGTATCCTGCATCACCAACTTCTGAGAGTTTTTCAGTCAGTATTACTGCATCAACAGGTGAAGTTTCTATTGCAATGACTGCTGGTAAGACTCTTAGACTTTCACCTGGTAGATACTTTTATGATGTCTATTTGACCTCTGCATCTGGAAAAATCTCTAGAATGGTAGAAGGTCAAGCTGAGGTAACCGCTGGTATTACAACCTAAAATGGCAGTAGTAAAACGTCTTAACACACCAAGAGCGTCAGTAAAAGTGGCAACTCCCGACAAACCAAGTGTTGTGTCTACAAGACAACCTTCTCGTCTTGAGGAGATGGGTGATACTGCATTTGGAACATTGGATGAGAGTAAGGATGGATTGATTGTTTCTTTTGATCGAGAGACTAAGAATTTTGTATTGGTCACTCCAGACACACTTCTGGATAGATCTGTTGAAGACAGTGATCTTAGTGATACATTCATCCAACAGATTGAACAAGAGATTAGTCTGGGTGATGTTGCTGTTAGTAATATCGATGGTGGAGGATTTGTCTAATGGCTACTCGTACAGTATCACTTGAAAACGTCATTTCTCTAGGAAATAAAACTGTCCTTCAATATAATGCATCAGAGGACAAATTCAAACTTGTAAGTGCTGATGATATTCTTGATACAGCAGCAGAAGATGGTGACATCTCTGATCCATTCGTTGAGCAGGTATCAGAACAAATTTCGGTAGATAATCTTCAACTTTTTGATTTAGACGGTGGGTCTTTTTAAAATAACTACTTAACTAAATATATGTAACGGATATATCGAATTTTAGAAAATGGCTGCACCCGTAATTCAGTTTAAGAGAGGTGTTGTTGCTAATCTCCCTGGTCTCAGGGCTGGTGAACCCGGTTTTACAACCGACTCTTACGACCTCTATGTGGGTATCGACTCCACAACAAATAATAATCAATTCGTTGGTTCACAAAGATTCTGGGAAGTTGGTACTGCTTCTGCAGGTTCTGGAGTTAAACTAGTAGAAGGTACTGATAACGGTACTAGTGCAATCACCCTCAAGTCCCCAGCTTCTTTGAGTGGTGATGTTACCTTCGTGATGCCCGGAACAGATGGTTCCAGTGGAAATATCTTGAAGACCGATGGTTCTGGTAACCTGTCGTTCGGTGCACCTGCTTCATCTAGTATTACTCTTGCTGCCGATAGTGGATCTAACGATACTTATAATACGGGTGAGACTCTGACCTTCACTGGTGGAGAGGGTATTGATACTACGGTATCCGACAACACTATCACGATTGCAGCAGAAGACGCAACTGAAACAAATAAGGGTATTGCATCTTTCGATGGTACAGACTTTACTGTAACCTCTGGTGATGTTACTGTAAACGCAGAAAGAATTCAAGATATCGCTGGTGCGATGTTCGGTAGTAACACCGAAACACTCATCACCGCAACCTATCAGGACGGTGACGGTACGATTGACCTGGTTGTTGATAACGACCTGGCCAATTATGACAACTCCACCTCTGCATTCATCACTGCAGCTTCAACACATACTCTCACAAACAAGACATTTGACGCTGACGGTACAGGTAACTCGATTAGTAACCTGGCTGTAGCTGACTTCGCAGCAGCCGCTATCGTTATCGAATCTGAGGGTATCGGTTCTAATGATAATGACACAACCATACCGACATCTGCCGCAGTTAAAGATTATGTTGACACAAACGTAACTGCACAAGATCTGGATATAGCTGGTGATTCTGGAACTGGTGCTGTTGATCTCGATTCCCAGTCACTGACTATCGCTGGCACATCAAACGAAGTTGAGACTTCTGCATCTGGTCAGACTATCACGATTGGTCTTCCCTCAGCAATCGCAGTTACAACATCCATTGATGTTCCTACGGTTGAGGCGACCAATCTTAAGGCAAGAGATGGCACAACGGCTATTACAATTTCAGACAGTACTGGTGCTGTTGCTTGTAACCAAAACCTGACCATTGGTGGTAACCTGATTGTTAATGGTTCTACCACACAGGTTAATACATCTCAAACAACCATTGAAGACCAACTCCTGGAACTGGGAATGGTTGATGGTTCGGCTCCTTCTTCAGACCTGAATAAGGACATCGGTGTTATCTTCAACTACTACACCTCCTCGGCTAAGAAGGCGGCTGTCTTCTGGGATGACTCGACTTCCAGAATCGTAGTTGCAGCTGAAGTTTCTGAGAGTACTGGTGTTCTGACTAACTCTTCCGCAGGTGCTCTTGAAGTTGGTTCTCTGTATGTTAATGACTGTGCTGGTAATACACAGGTCATCAACTGTTCTGGTACGACTAGAGCCCTTGAGAACATCAGCATCGACGGTGGTTCGTTCTGATTCTAATTACATATCTCTAAATAGAGGGTCTTATGACCCTCTTTTTTTATGACTGAAAATGATCTGAAATACTTGATTGCATCTTATCAAACTAAGTCTGCAGAACTCTTCACTCAAAGTGTTGCAACTGACGCAAAGATCAGACAACTGACTGATACGATTGAACAGTTGGCCGAACGAATTAATATACAACAAGAAGAAATTGAAAAGTTGAGTAAAACTAAGACTACTAGAAAAACATCATCTACCAAAGATGCTGGGTCTTTTTGATAAATAATACAACACTTATATAAGTGTTTAACATAGGTATATACCGTAAATCATGGCAGCCCCTAAGGTAAAGTTTAAGAGGTCTTCTGTCGCTCATAAGGCACCAGGACTTGCAAATCTAGAGCTAGGCGAATTAGCTCTTAATACTTACGACGGAAAACTTTTTACTAGAAAAGATACTGGTGGTGTAGGAATCGCAACCACAGTAACTGTTCTAAACCCGTGGGATGAGAATTACGGTGGTGAGTCAATTACCTATTCGGGTATTCAAACTAGTGGTGGTGGATCATCTAGAGTTGGTGTTGTCACTATCACCACATCTGGTGATGCTAATTTTGCTGGTGTTGTTACCGCTTCTAGTTTCGTTGGTGATATTACTGGTGATGTAACTGGAAATTCTGATACTGCTACCACATCAACTGTTGCCAATACAGTCCTAACACGGAAGAATGAAACCAGCGGCACTTACTTCTTCACGTTTGTTGATGATAACAATACTGTTGCTTCTGCAAACGAACTTTATACTGACACCACACTCAACTTAAACCCATTCAACAATATCGTCTCAGGTGGCGGTATGGATATGGTCGCCTACTTTATCAACAGTGTTGAGATTACATCAACAGCAACCGAACTAAACATACTTGACGGCGCTACACTCTCAACATCTGAACTAAACATCCTCGACGGTGTAACTGCTTCAACCTCAGAACTGAACATCCTGGATGGTGTTACGGCCACTACAACTGAACTGAACTACA